CAACTCCCTGGGAGTTCTCACTCACCATTGTCGTCCTGGCGATCCTAAAAATCTGCATGTTATTGGTGCAGGATGCCGTGCGATGATTCAGAATATGGAAGCAGAGACCCCAGACTTCAAGACTGCTGCAGTCATAGTTGTCATGGATTTTCGACCTGCTGAGGTCACTTTCTTTTGCGACGTGATGAGCAAGACGAAGCGAAAGACACCCGTCCTTAGGACGCGCCGCGGCCAGTTTGGCAATGATCGAGCGGCGTCGGGACGAGAGCTGGTCATGGAAGACAAGTTCGTCCGAAACACCCTTTACGTGTGCAACGATGCGGCATATTGGTACCCCCCGGAGACCTTTTTTGCCTATCATGAATTGCACAAATCGCCTGATTTTCGATCGGGTGGTGTGAAGGTGTTGATTTCGTTGATGGATTTCCGTGGCTCGGGCGATTGTGTTTTTCTGCATCGCTATGCTGTTCCAGCGGTTGAGGAGAGTACGTCTTCTGAACCCTCTTTCCATGAGGGAGTGCCCGTCTTGAATGATGATGGCGAACAGAAGTATCGTAAGGTGACCACGCCGGCTCAGAAGGCGTTGGATCACTTGGAGGGGGTCGGTTACAAGCGTGATGGGATCGTTACTTGGTATTCAGCTGTGGGGGCTGGAGGCTGCGACGCTCATTATACGCACTCTTGGGAGGCTGATGCCTACTTTGAGCATACCCGTTACGTGTTCGTAGCACCCGACGGGACCCATGTGCTCATGACCAAAAACTTCGTTGGGAGGATTGGTTACCGCACGCTGTTTTGTGTCAATTTCAGCGTGGCGCCTGTTGGGGCGGTTACAGACGATGCTGAGCGCATTCCCCGTGTGGGATATGTGGATGATGGTGTCATTCCTGGTCTGTTGAACGTCCTGAGGCCTAAGGCCATGTCTGTTCTGCGTACGCAGGACTCTGCCGTCCGCAACTTCTATCGTGATTGCGAGGGTGAGTTTCAACGGAGCATGCCTGCCTCACAACACACTCAACTGGGCTTTCTGGGCCCGGTTCTGTATGAAGCCCGTATGCGTACTTACGCAATGGCGCTTGAAATGCAGCAGAGCTTTTATGAGCCAGGGGGTGTGGTCGCGTCGGTTGCCGACGTGGCAAAATCCTATCGTCAGCGCGAGCTTGAGAAGCGCTTGTCGGTGGGCCCCGTAATCTCGGAACCGATTGTTTCGTTGATGGGTGAGACCACCCGCTTAGGCTTTCTTATGGAGAGCATTCGCGCGGTCAAGGTCTGGGGTGTGGCTATTTGGGAGCGTTTTTGGGCCTGGTGCGTTCGCGTGCAGGCTTGGCTGGGAACTGGCGGTGGACCGATTTGTTTGGACATCGCTAAGTTGTTGCAGCGCGCTCTTGGTGCCGCCCCAATGGTGGAACGCAAGTTAAACCAGATACGCGAGAGCGTTCTGGGGTACTTCTGGGTTCGGAAGTCGACTGAAACTGTCGTCTCTCTGCTCTCAAAGCATCCGCTGTTGGACAACATACTCCATGTGTTGACCCAATTTGTCCCCATCTTCCTGAAGGCCACGGTTGAAGAGTGCCTGAAAAGAGTTGCCTCTCCAGTGTTTCTCGTGTTGGCTGCCATCGAAATTGTGGCGGACGCGGTTGACATTTTCTACGCTGAGTCGTACGATAGGGAGGAGGTTGTTCACTTCATCCGAGATTCCATCATTCGCATTATCGCCCATGGTTTGTTGTCCATCATGCCGCTACCAGTAGCAATTCTTTTGCACGCTGGAGTGAATTGTGTGCAGACTTGGCGCGAGAAGCGGGTCTTTGTACAACTGCGCGAAGCGGTCCTTCAAGAGGCCGTGGACAGTTACTTGGATCAGGCCGAGCAGGCGCCAATCGTTTTCCATACCGAGGATTTCGAATGGGTGCCAGCTACGGTGTATGTGAAGGAAGGGAACGAGTTGGTCTCCGTGAAACAGCGACCCGAGCTTCTTCTTGCAGCGTTGCATGAGGAGTTCGCCACCAGAAAACTCGTCGCGTTGAAATGCGCTGCCTCTGAGCTTTTGGCCCGTCCACAGGGAGGGCTTTTGTCTCAGTGTCAGATGGTCAAGTTCCGCCTCGAGTCCCCCGTACCACCCTCCGACTTGGCGAGCGTTCGCCTTGGCTATGAGGTTGCCACCGAGTACATTTTTGATTTCTTTCGAGCCGTAGAACCCATGTCTATTGCCGAGTTCCGCCAGTACATTATTGGACAGGAGTTTGGCTTGCAAAAGACAAAGTGGTACATGAGTCGTTTGGATGAGATGGAAAAGGAAGGTCAGCCCAAGGTGCCAATTCAGCCGATTGTTATCAAGACAGATGAAGAGCTTCCTGTCAGTGATGCGTTGGCGGAGCCGGAACAAGTCAAAAGCCGTCCGATTTTCCCAATCGAGACGGACCAGCTGGATCTCATGCGTTGGCTTTTGGTGTGGAAGCGGAACTTTTCCGAACCCTTTGAGGTCAGGCGCCATGGCCACCTCTTTTCGTTCACCTACATGTTGGATTCCCGAGCGGACCTGCTTGATCTCTGGATTGAGAAGCGAGGCTGCCAAGACGGTTTTCACATGTTGGCGTTGGGAGACGACAACATCATGATGTTTGTTTGTCACCGTCGTCATTGGGTGGGCAAAAACGCGCAGTTCGCGGCATATGACTTGGCCACTTGTGATAAGACTTGTGGTTTGAACGTCCAATTGTGCTTTGCGGATTTGATGCGAAAGGGCGGGCTGAGCG